AGGATATGTTTGATCAGTATGAAAAAAATCTTTCAACACAATATAGTGGGGATGTTCTTAAGTATCAATTAGAATATGCTATAGCACAATATCATATTCAAAGAAACAAAAAGTATTTTTCTGAAGTTAATGAATATTATGTTCAACAAAAGACCAAGTGGAACATCAAACAAACTAGTCCTCAACGATATGTTGCTACTGAAATGAATAATCTAGAAAATTTTCCTCCAGTTTATTATGTAACTCTAGAGGATTGTGTTGATAGGCAAGAATTACTTGAGAAAGAGTTTGGTAAGTACGGAGTAATTCCAAAGGCAGTTGTATCTAAAAGATATGCAGATTCTACTGATGTAGTGACTGGAAAATATCTTTATCAACTTACTGGTCCGACACAAGGATGTATTGTTTCTCACTTAAAGGCAATTAAACAATGGTATGAAAGTGAAGAATCTGATTACGCATTCTTCTGTGAGGATGATCTGAGTTTGAAAACTGTAGATCATTGGAACTTTAAATGGGAAGAGTTTATTGAAAGACTTCCAGAAGATTGTGAGTGTGTTCAGTTGATGGCCATCCGTGGAGATTTTTCTGAAATCAATTTCAGGAATCGTAAGTGGGATGATTGGTCTGAAACTGCTTATATTATGAATCGTGATTATGCTAAGAAGTTAATTGATAACTATTGCATTGGTGATACATTTCATTTAGAATTAAAGGGACTAGATGTAATGCCAATTGGAGAGAACATTCTCTTTACTAACGTAGGAAAAGTATATACATTCCCTTTGTTTGTTGAAAATGTAGAAATTCCTACTACAGATGTTAATGATCTTGAATTAGATGGTGGTCAAAAACCTAATCATTATTATGCTTCGGAGTATGTTTATAATTGGTGGAAAGAAAACGGTAAAAAAGTAACGATTGATGAACTTATGAGCGGACCTATTATAGTAGAATCTTCTACACCTAGACCTAAAAAGAAAAATGTAGTTGATTGTTTTCCTTATTTCAATGAGAAAGAACTTCTTGAATTAAGAATCAATCTTCTTAAAGATCATGTTGATAAATTTATTATTACTGATGGAAACTATACTCATAGTGGAATTCCTAAAGAATATACCCTGAAGAAGACGATTAAAGAGTTAGGTCTTCCTGAAGATATGATTGAAGTTATCGAAGTAGATCTTTCTGAGGGTGCTTTGGGTGCGGCAACTCCTTATGAAAAGCAGTGGGATGAAGGTGCAAGGTATCAGTCTAGAGAAAAGGTTCAAAGAAATTCTCTGGCTCAATCAGTAAGGAATTCTGGTGATGATTATGATGATGATACAATGTTTATTGTGTCTGATTGTGATGAGATTCTTGACCCTCAATACATTCCAATATTACATGAACTTGCAAGAACTCATCCAAATAATATCTACAAAGCAGATTTGGTTCACTTGGAAGGGCGTGCTGATATGCGGGCATACCATAAAGAGACTGGTGAACCTAGAGAGTGGAGATATTCTTTATTTGTTTGTATGAAAGCTCAGGCTGCTAAACTTGGGTTTACATATATTAGAGCAGATCAATATAATCCATTCCAAATTGTTTGGCCTTACACTGAAGGTGGAATGAAAGATGGTGTGTATGTTCATGGTCAGAGAATGACTGATCTTGGATGGCACTTTAGTTGGATGGGATCAAATGATAATCGTCTAGAAAAGGCACGTTCTTTCTGCCACGCTGGTTGGAGTTTTGATTATCTTGAATATGAAAATTACACTGGTGATGCTATGAAAGAATTCATGGCAAACTACGAGTGTGATGAGGGTATTATATGCCCATCTGGAATGAAAGATTATATTATGAAACCATATCCAGTTGAAAAACTTCCTCAAATTATTTTTGATCTACCTAGAGTTAAAGAGTTCTTACTCCCAGAGAAGAAAGAAGTCTTAGGTGCAAAGAATTACGAAGAAGAAATTATTAAAAATGGAATTGAACAATTACTAACAGAGTTCTCATTAGATACAGAAAACCCAGTAAAGAATTTTAATCTTGGGTTGTGGTATGAAAATAAGAATCATACTGCTCCTGCTCTTTCATATTTCCTTAGATCTGCTGAAAGAGCGACTGATGAGAATTTAGCATATGAGGCATTGATTAAATCTCACCATTGCTATGATCGTCAGGGAACCCGTGATGGTACTGCAGTTTCTCTTCTTCAGCAAGCGTTATGCTTAATGCCTAAAAGACCAGAAGCTTATTTTCTCCTTGCTAGATTCCATGAAAGAAGGCAGCAGTGGAATGATTCTTACAAATACTCCTCTCTTGCATTAGATATTTGTGATTTTGATTTGAAACCACTTAACAGTGAAGTTGAATATCCAGGTAAATATGGATTACTTTTTGAGAAAGCTGTGTCTGGTTATTGGTGGGGTAAGGGAGATCAATCTAGGAAAATTTTTGAAGATCTTTTGAGCAATTATAGAATGACAGATTCTTATAGGAAATCTGTTATAGATAATCTAGAAAGAATTAAGAAATAACAAGGATTTATAAAAATGAAATTTGTAGTTTATACTAAAAAAGATTGCCCATATTGTGAAAAGATTAAAAATGTTCTGGACTTGACAAATTTACCTTATGTATCTTATACTCTGGGGGAGAACTTTACAAAGGAAGAATTTTACGCTGAATTTGGTGAAGGTTCTACTTTCCCTCAAGTAGTTTGTGATGATACAAAATTAGGTGGGTGTAGTGATACCGTTAAGTTTCTCATGGAAAAGAAAATCATTTCTTCATGAGTCCCATAAATAATAACATCCATATTAATCGTGGATTTGAACTTATTCTTAATGGAGGTAAAAGAAAGCAACCAAAAGATTTTCACATAATCTATGAAAAATTGGTTTGCTTTCTACGAAGGGAAGTAACCATTTACTTTGAGTTTTCCATAAATCTTAAAAAAAAGTAAGCACTTCCCGGAGAATAAAAATGGTAGCAACTAGTCTAGTAATTGGTTCATTTGTACTCATTCTATTCTTTATAGTCGGGATAATGCTTGGATGGGTTGCTAGAGAATATATGATGAACTATAGGGAAATTCCTAGATTTCATCCAGAAATGTACGACCAAAATGGAAATATTATTCCAGACGAAATACTTGCCGTGAGGTTTGAAAACGATTATGACTACGACGAAACAGAAGACGACGAATAAGAAGGAAGATACTCTTATTGAAGAATTACCAGTAAATCCTTTTGCATTTGAAGTTCTTCAACTTGCATCTAAACAGAGAACGAATGCCAAAAAAGTTGAAGTTCTTCAAAAATATGAAGATCTTTCTTTGAAAGCAATTTTTATTTGGAATTTTGATGAGACTGTAATATCTTTATTACCTCCAGGAGAAGTTCCTTACGCTAGTGTAAAGGATCAAAATTCTTTTAGTGGAACCATCACTAGTAAAATTGGTGATGCCGTAGGTAAAATGGACGAACTCCATAGTAATTCACTTGGAGCTTCTGATCAAGGACACTCTTCTATTCGTAAAGAATATAAGATGTTTTATAACTTTATTAAGGGTGGAAATGATGGATTGAGTTCTCTTCGTAGAGAAACAATGTTTATCAACATTCTTGAGGGTCTTCATCCACTTGAAGCAGAAATTCTTTGCCTTGTAAAAGATAAAAAACTTCAAACAAAATATAAAATAACAAAACAAATTGTTTCTGAAGCGTACCCAGATATTAAGTGGGGAAATAGAAGTTAATTATTATTTAAATTATGTCATTGAGAAAAAATATTTCAACTAAAGAGAAGATGCCAGCAGAAGAAAATAAGGCATCCAAGAGAGATCAAAAGTCAGAAGCTTGGACTCCACAAGAAAGAGAAAATTTTAAATCTCTATATGGATGCGAAATCCTAAAACAAAATTGTACTTGGGAAGAAGCTAAGGATACTAACGTACCTAATGATGCGTATATAGTAACCTATATGCGTGACGGTAAAGTGTGTTACGATTTAACCAGATCTAGTAAAAGATCTAATATTTTTGATATGTATTATGATAACTTAGGACCTGTTCTTCGTAGAATTGATTGGGGATATGGTAGGATTAACCCTAGATTGTGGGGTAATAAAGTCACTGAAAAGAAAAAGCGAAAGTGATTTACCATAAGGGGCAAAAAATTGCCGGCAAATTTTTCGCTCTTTAAGGTTTTAAAAATTGTAACATTTGATACAGAAAAAACTTGCTATATAGTGAGAATAGGGGTATAATAATCCCCTAACGTTCATCCTATGTCTAAAGCACTTCTGCTTTTAGCATGGGTTCCAATTCTATCTTTTTCAACGCCACAAGTTATTGCAACCTCACCCGTTTCGGTAACTTGTGACACTGCGATGGAACTAATGGATATCGTTAAAAACGACGATATAGTACCACAAAAGATAGAGGACCGATTGTTATTAGAACTCCGAAAGGATTTCATTGCGAGGTGTAGATAGGACGGAAGTAAGTTGACGCGGAACGGATCGTTCATTCGCTATTCGCAAATAGCGAACGCAAACGCCGACTGAAGGAACGCTCTTTAACCTAAAAAACTAAGGAGAAAACCTAATGTCTAAAGCAGTTTATCGCGGTATTGAATATGATACTCAAAAGCGTCTTGAGTATCAACAGCAAATGATGCAACAACCCCAACAATACAACGAAACCTATCGTGGTATTAAGTTTGTAAAGGAGGGACACAAGTGATGAAAAAACTCAACTTCCTACAACTCATTAAAGAACAAAAGCAAAAAGAAGAGAGACGTAAAAAAGCGTCTATTGCTACTTTGGTAGCGGCAAAATAATATGAAGGGGGACTTGACTCCCCCTCTTTTTTTATGTAAAATGAATGAAGAGAACTATAAGGTATGGACAGAGAAAAACTAAAACTTATTGTTCGTAATTTAGAATTGCTTGTAGATTCTTTAAAAGCGGAAATTTATTCCGATGTTTCTGCTTATTCATATGAAGAACCTAAAAGAAAAACCAGACCTGTTTTGGATTACGATGAAATTTTTGAGGATTCCGATTTAGATGACTAAAAGAGCAAAAAAATTAGTAAAGTTGCTAGAAAGATTGACTAGGCAAGATTATCTTTATACTGATGATCAACTTAAAGAGATGAAAGCACAGTTGCGAGTTGTAAAAGAAGAACTTGCAGAAATCGAAGCAAAAACATCAAAAGGATTTGGAAAGAAATGACAGTAAAACTGATTAGTGTAACTCCTGATGCAGAGAAAACGATGGCGTATATTGCCCGTGTCTCTAATCCAGCAAATCAGGAAAATGATAATTATGCTGGACTCTTGCGTTATTGTATCAAGCATAATCATTGGAGTGTGTTTGAACAATCAACAATGACACTTGAGATTGAAACAACTCGCGGTATTGCTGCTCAAATCCTTCGTCATAGGTCATTCACATTTCAGGAGTTTTCTCAGCGTTATGCCGATGCAAGTCTTCTTGGAGATGAGATTCCTCTTCCAGAACTTCGTCGGCAGGATACAAAGAATCGCCAGAACTCGATTGATGATCTTCCTACAGATCTTAAGATTCATTTGTATGCCAAGATTCAAGATCATTTTGACGCTGCTCAGGAACTCTACAAGGAACTTTTAGATGCTGAGGTGGCAAAGGAGTGTGCTCGCTTTGTACTG